ACCCAAGCAAGGGTGAGGTCAGCAGTGACGTTGGCGTTCCAAAGACGCCTGCTGTTACCGAAGAAGGTAAGAAAGCGACTACGCCCCCTAAGGGCTAGTTGAGGAAGTGCGGGGGCGAAGTTTTCCTGTTACGTCGCTCCCGCGCTAGAGGGTGGTCTAGGGCACTTAGGGCCTGGGTGTCTGAAAGCGTTTCCTTGAGCGTTGACCACCTTCTTCTTCAAGGAAGGTCTAATCCCTATTCAAGGTAAGGATTCAAGTTGTGGCAAAACTAAGCACTCGTATCTTGCTAGGTATTCCTACTCTTCGCTCTGCAAGACGGAGCATTGCTTGGATTGAGGCTATGGCAAGTCTTCAGATGCCACTGTGCTCTTCACTAGGGCGCCTGTGGATAGAAGATGAGACTATCGCCAACGCTAGGAATGCTCTCTGTGAGGCTGCTCTTGAGCAAGAGGTGGATTACCTGTTCTTCCTTAGTGACGATGTCCTTCCTCCCGCAAACGTCCTCCTGACCATGTTGGATAAGGTGGGGAAGACCTATCCAGTAAGCGGGTCAGGTGATGTTCAGGCTAACCTTATTACAGGTGTGTACTGGACTAAGGCCTATCCTCCTGAGCCTTACCTTTGGAATGGGCTCTTGAAGGGGACGTATAAGGATTGGAAAGCAGGAGAATTCTTCCCAGTAGATCTTGCTGGGTGTGACTGCCTGCTTATAGACACTAAGGTCCTTAGAGAAATGCCTCGTCCCTGGTTTAGTACTGATTGGGTGTGGGAACCTGGTCAGAACGTATCACCTATAGCGACAGAGGATTTCTACTTCTTTACTAAGGCAAGGAAACATGGATTTAGACTCTTTGCAGACACTAGCATCCAGTGCTTACACGAAGATCGCTCTACTGGGGCTGTGTTCGGCCTTACTATGGAGATGGTACAAGCAGGTGGAAAACCTGAAGTGGGTGAAGACGAAGTCCTTGTGGCAGATATTGGTGCGGGACTAGCAACACCTACATCCTTGTACGGGCCTAAAGCTAAGATAGTACGCTTTGATATCCGAGAAGACACCTACCCGGATGTCCGTTGTGATGTCCGTCAGATCCACGAGCAGCACTTCGACCTCTATGACTTTGTGACCAGTAGTCACGTATTGGAGCATTTTAGACGCTCTGAGTGCGTGGGCCTATTGACACATTGGTCTAGGCTCCTAAAGGTTGGGGGGAAACTCATAATCAGAGTGCCAAACTTTGAGCATGCTGTTACAGTGATCTTAAGTGGGTTAGGTGCAGAATATCTAGTAGATGAGAATACTTCCTGGAAAATCGGGGGAAAAGACATTCAGTACGCTTGGGCACAAATCTACGGTGACCAGGCGTTTGAAGGAGCTCCTTGGCAACATCTTAATGGGTTCACCCCTAAGAAGTTGATGGGAGCTCTGTCTGCGGTTCCAGGTTTGGGGGAGATAAGGGTCGAGGAAGAAGACGGGGGCCTCAATCTAAAGGGGGTAGCTACAAAGATAAACAAACCTGAGCCGGAAGCACTCACCAACATGTGGGAGGATATAACCTCCAGAGAAGCGTCTAACCCCAACAAGAAACTTTCTGGAGGCTAAAGCATGTGGAATCAATTCTACTTCAGGCAGGGGTAGCAGGGGCAGTTCTTGCATGGTTTATGCTGAGAGCGGAACGCCGTTTAGAGGATATCTTCTTAGCACAACTGAGGGTGGAAGGAGCCCTGAATCGCCTAGCGAGAGCCCAAATGTTGACTCTGATAGAGAGAGAAGATACGCCGCCATCAGTGAAGAAATTGGTGCAGGACTTAGACTCGGACAATCAGGAGGCGGAGAAGGTCCGCCTGGGCCTCGTCCAGTCACGCTCACGCAAGTCCTCGCCATTGCGATCGGGACCGTGAGCGTGCTCCTAATTCTTCTAGGCGCATATCCCTTCGTTTTCTCTATCATAATACCAAAACCCTTTGAGTACACAAACATTCCATTTCCAGTCTGTGCACCTGCAGTCTATACAAACCAAACTGACTGCTACCAGGCAGAACCAGGTTATGCTTTTGCACCGGAAATGCTCACTCCTCTCTTAGTGCAAAAGTGCTATACTAACCCATTTTCTAGAGATAACTCTATAACCTACATAATTAGGAGGCGTCTGGTAAGTGATAACAGCGGCCTTTCCATCACTGTACCAGATACCTTCATTGATACTGAGAAAGGGTGTCAGACTATAAGAAACTCACTGAACGCTGTCCCAGCAGAAACGCCTCCTGGGAAGTATCATTGGGAAGGCCTGTCTGAGATTAGAAGTTGGCGTCAAGAGAATATCCCTTGGCGTTCCGAATCCTTTACAGTGCAGTGAGGCTATCATGGCTGGTATCCTTGTAACAGCAACTGGGAATGTGGGGCCTACTACAGGTGGGCAATTGGGTACGACTACCTTGAAAGGAGGTAGCGCTGCAAGTACAGCGACAATCCGTGAGAATGGATCAGGTGGTACGATTATACGTGAACTTGCAGCGGTTATAGGTTCAAGCGATGCCCATCAACCTGTGGCCCACGATGGGGACCACTATAATGGGCAATTGCATGTGACGTTAGCTGGAACGGGCGCGTCGCTGAATATCGAGTTAGTCTAGTCCTGAAAGTGATCCCACTTATGGGTCCTGTGCAAGGGGCCTCTGTAACAAATGTAACGGGGGCAGGCTTGGGTGAGTACTAAGATATACCTCACTGATGAAGATAGTGATATCAGTGGGTATAAGAGAGCAAAGGTCAATGGAAAGAGTGACTGTGTCAGTCATGTAAGGGCAGTTACTGCAACTCAGACAGGTGCTCTTTTAGAGATACCCATTACCCGTAAAGTAAGTGGGACGACTCTCTTTGGGTCAGGTGTTGTCCTTAAGTGGATTACAGATCCTCTAGATGGGCCTGCTCTGTCTGCTGAGGAGTGGGCCCTTCATGCTTGGGCTTATCAGAGTGATTTACTAGGTAATGCAGGTCTTAGAGTAGAAATCTCAAGTATATCTACAGTAGGAGTCTCTCAGGTTGTAACATCAGTAGCGGGAGTAACTTCTTTGGAACTCCCTTCATCTCTTCAGGAGGTTGTTCTTACTACTGAGGCTGCAACTCCTACCACCTTGAATCTAGGTGATAGGCTTGTGATTGAACTGTTCATAGTAAGTGTAGGTACTATGGCAGAAGGAAGCACAGTCACTCTTTCCTATAATGGACTGTTCGCTAGGAGTGAGGGTGATACCTACGTTCTATGTCCAGATAATATTAGCATCCCAGAAGATACACCAGATGTTGATGTAAACTTTGTAAGATCTCTATTGCGAGATGCTGGAGGACAAAATCCTAGACTTAGTGATGATGAGATAAAGAGGCATATCCAAACTGCTGTTAATACTTACAGTATTGATAGACCTCTTGTGGTGTCTTCTTACTTCGAGGGTGATGGGCAGACCTATGATTACCCTTTGCCTGGGAAGTGGGTATGGGGATTAAGTAGAGTTATCTCAATAGAGTACCCTGCTGATTCTCAAATACCTACCTATCAAGAATCTATAGACTATGAGATTAGGCAAGGGTCTCTAGGGCCTCAACCTACTAAGTTTATCAGATTCAAGTTGACTACACCCTCATCTTCAGATCAAGTCTGGATGCAGTATACTACTAGACATGAGCATACCACTGAGATATCCACTATCTTCACTGAAGATATGGAAGCAGTGATGTGGCTAGCAGCATACTTTGCAGCGGCAGCGCTAGCAGCAGGTGCAGCGGGTAGTACTGAAAGCACTCTTAGTGCAGATATAGTTAACCACAGAGATGCTGAGCAGCGTTGGAAGTCAGTTTCTGATAACTATAAGAAGATGTACTATGATCGAGTTATCAGTCCTGACTCTGCAACTCCTGTAGGTAGCACTGAAGACTGGACACCTTTCCTTACCCATGGGCATACTTTCCTATACCATGGGCGTAGAGTAAGGCGAATACGCTAGTGGCCTGGAAAAGGTTACACATAGGTCCTTGGATCACTGTACAACCTACTCTGCGTGGGTTGAACCAGTTTACTGCTAGGATGGCACCTGAGGATCTTTTTAAGAGTGTTAGAGGGTCTCTAGAAGAAGTTTTAACTGAACTTCATAGAGATGTAGTAAGAAGTACTCCCGAAGCCTCAGGAGATACCCGCTTAGGTATTGCTATAGACATCAATGGGACGACTATAGAAAACCTAAATGGCAGGGTCTTTAGTCAAGACGAGCACTTTAGGATCCTAGAGTTTGGGCGTACTCCTGGTGCTAAAATGCCTCCAGCAGGGCCTATAAGGAAGTGGATGCAGGATGTAGGTATTGAGGATGATCTAAAGGGTAGTGTCCTCTTTACCATTAGACGTAGGATAGGAAGGCGTGGGTTACCTGCTCTCTATATTATGCATGAGGCTCTTACAAGGCAGAGGCCTTCCTTCAAGGTAGTCTTCATGAGAAGGTTTATAGAGGATTGGAATGCCCGACATTAAGGATTCTATAAGAGAAGCACTTGTGGACCTTATAGAAGAACTTACTGATGTTGGCATCGTCCATAATAGGACGAAGTTCAGTGCAGATTGGACTGTCTTCCTAAACAACTTTGGGTGGGTGGACACTGCAGGAAGAAATCAGGTAAGAGGTTGGTGGTTAAGTATTCCAACTATGCCTTCTATAGGAAGAGGCACTTATAACTCTGATAGTGAGATATATACTTTCGTTGTCAGAGGGATAATGTCCTATAAGGATAGTGAGGAGTCAGAGCCGGTCTTTCAGGAACTCATTTATAGGGTATTTAGGCATTTGCAGAAACAAAGCGACTTGGATGTAGGCATAGTAGGTAATGACTACTTTGTTGATGGTAGTATAGTAGTTACTATGCCTACAGTTGAGTTAAGACAATATGGGTCAGTTCTATGTCACTATTGCGAGATTCACTTTGTATGTGAGGTTATAAGTCCATACCCATGAGGATACTACTAGTAGGTTCAGGAGCCTCCTATAGTACCAAAGATGTAGAAATAGGGGTACACGAGGCACTGGTTGAGTTAGGACATGAAGTCAAGTTGTATTCACTTGAACAGAGGTTAGGTATCTGTGATAAGTGGATGAAGATGCTTTGGAAACATAAGGGGAAGAAACCTGAAGAAAAGCCTACTTGGGCTGATACGGCGTATCGGGCGAGTATCGAAGCGCTTGAGATGGCTCTTAGATTTGATGTTGATTGGGTACTTGGCATCGCAGGTAGGTACTTGCACCCCGACGCCGTTTGGATGATGCGTAGGGCAGGATTAAGGGTTGCACTTCTTCTGACTGAGTCTCCTTATGAGGATCAAGGTCAGGCTCTAATCACCAGCCTTATGAATGTGGCATGGACAAATGAGCGTGCAAGTCTTGCCTTTCTCCAGGAGGTTAACCCAAACGTCTATTATTCTCCTCATGCCTATAGACCTAATGTCCATAAACCTCTCAATGGAGAAGATACCAGTGATATTCCTGAGTATGATGTTGTCTTTGTTGGCACTGACTTCATCGAGAGAATAGAGCTACTAGGGGGAGTGGACTGGACAGGTATTAATCTAGGTCTGTTCGGGTATTGGACACTACTTCCTAGTAGACACAGGTTGAGGAAGCACCTAGTAAGTAGCATTATCACTAATGACTACACTGCTAAGGTGTACCAAAAGGCTAAGATAGGCCTCAATCTCCATAGAGCTAGTATGGAGTATAGTAGGCACTCTTATAGGATTCCGCAAGGAGGTGCTGAGAGTCTTAACCCAAGAGGATTTGAACTTGCTGCTTGCGGAGCATTCCATCTTTCGGATGTAAGAAAGGAGGGCACTGAGATCTTTGGCGATAGTGTCCTTACGTTTACAAACGCTGAGGAACTAGAGTCATTGGTTAGAACTGCCCTCCAAGATGAAGGGCTGAGACAAAGAAAGACTGAGGAGGCGATGCAGAAAGTACAACCTTATACCTATACGGCGAAGGTTGAGCAAATGATAAGGGAGCTAGAGGCACATGGCAACTAAGTACCACGGAAAGCGTGGCGTTGTTTACGCATCCATCAGCGGAACCACAGGTGTAATCAACGTTGGTGGTATGCGTGCGTTCACTCTTGACGGTAGTCAGGAGGACGTTGATACTACAGAGTTCGGTGAAGGTAACCGCACATCAGTGCTTGGTTTCCCAGCGTTTAGAGGCACTCTAGAAGGCTTCTGGGCGTCTGACGATACCACTATTCGTGCAGCGTCACAGAGTACTGATGGCACTAGCCTTTACCTCTATCCGTCTCGTGACGCACCCACCAAGTATGTGGGTGGGCCTGCATGGTTGGATATGTCAGTTCGTTCTGCGGTGGACGCGGCGGTTGGTATCACTGCTAACTTCCGTGCTCGTGGCGCGTGGGTTAACCAACTGTAGTCTTTTGTGTGCTGGGTCCTAGTCTCCCGTATTTGGCATGTGTCTAATCAATCCTGCGAGGACGTAAGGGATAAACTAGGACCTATCACCTTGGTATGTAAGAAGGGGGTGGACTCAGAGATAAGAATATTTTCTTCCTTAGGAACTCCTAAGAAAGCAGTAGTGTGCGAAGAATGTTCTAGATTCAACGAGAGGAATTTACTATGACAGGCCATAACGGAACTAGCGCAGCACCAGGTGCAATGCCCATCAAGAGTGTCACTATCTCATTGGGTGATATTGGGTATCCAGGTTGGGAGATCAATATGAGAACCAACCCGCGTGCCTTTGACTATGACAACTTCGTCAACCAAGACGAGAAGCGGCACGAGCAGGGGTGGCAAGCGCTGGTGATATCTTGGAATCTAAGGGATGAGAAGGGTAAGGATATGCCAACTCCTTCTAACGGAACTAAACTCAAGGACATCCCATATGATATCCAGGCAAAGGTTGTAAGTACCTACATTGACGCTTTCAATTCTGTAACTGCGGTCCCAAAACTACAAGAAAGAGCGTCAGAGAATACTACATCGACCAGCGCCGCAGGGTAGAGGATCGTAAAGGCGTTGACGCTCCAAGAGACCTCTGGCCTGAAATTCTTAACCAAAGGTTTGGTGGGGGTATTGTCCAATATCTGCACATGGATGCAGATGAAAGGCAGCGTCTCCTGAACCTAATGGCTATAGAAGGCGAGGTCGCCGATCTGTATGAAGGTCTCGAAGAAGGAGACGATGTAGTCTTCATCGAAGATATGTACAACCTACCACCTCAAGACTAATGCCTCTTCTGTCAATTCTAGTGCCTACTTTGGCAAGACGCAGAGATGGGTTGGAGAGAACTCTCATGAGTATCTTTCTTCAGACACCTGTGCCTGATGTAGAAGTGATAGTTATAGGTGATACTACAAGTGGACCACTACCATTGGCAGAAGAAGTGGTGAAGTCTTTTCCTAATCATATTAGGTATATTGAGGCACCAGTAGGTCACAGTTGGGGGCACCCTCAGCGTAATGTTGGCATGGCAGCAGCCACAGGAGAGTGGGTCTGCACTATGGATGATGACGACATATACACTAAGGGTGCACTCGATACTATTGCTAAGGCAATACGATCACAAGAAACTCTTAGGCCTTTACTCTTCGACTTGGTCTTCCAAAATGGGCATAGACTTCCAGGAGCACCTCAGGTAGTATTGGGCCTTATAGGGAGTCCTTGTATAGTCACTCCTAATCTAAAAGGCCTTCTAGGTGAGTGGGGAAGAAGGCAAGAGGGGGATTACGACTTCATAAACTCTACTATCCACTTGTGGGGTGGGCAGTTCGAGTATGTTCCAGAACTCATCTGTATAGTTGGTCCGCTCATAGAGCAGGATTGGACACGTGGCTGAGTCTCGCGAAGAAATAGAAATAGCATTTAGGACTTCTTTAGATCCCCGAGGCACAGAAGATGCCAGGAAGGAACTAGAAGGCCTTCGGGAGGCTGCACGCTCTGTCCAACAGTCTTTCAATCAAGGAGCACCAGGTACAGGCGCAGGTGCAGACTTCCAAGCACAGGATCGCCTCAACCGTGCCCTCCGTGAGGAAAGAGAACTTAGACGTGAGATAGGACGTCTACAGTTAGATACTTCTGGGCAAGCAGTTTTAGCCCCTGGGCAGGTTTCTGGCATGCGGGAGATGATGGAAAAGCTCCAGCAGGCCTTTAACATTAGAAGGGTGCCTGATGCTCTTGCAGGGCCTGCTGGACCGCTTTCCTTCGCTAGGGAATTTCTTGCAACAAGAGATATCTCTAGAGGGCTTCTCCAGGCGCCTACTCCTATACTTAAGAACCTAATAGAGCAGCAAGTTCCTATAGGCCTCTTCCCCGGTACAGGCCTACCCTTTATGGGGAGACTTGGGTCCAATGTTCTTGGACGCTTTGAGGAAGGGTCCCCAACCCATTCTATAAGAAGGCGTGGGAGAGACTTTCCTGTACCTGAGAGGCTGCCTTCTATTGATATAGCTGCTCAAGGGCCTGATCTAGAAGGCACTGCTATCCACGAGGCAGCCCATGCTTTTGACTTTAGAAGGACACTTTTAGAGGGAAAGAGAGCAGGCTCAGACTCGCAAAGAGGTCAGCTAGGTAAACTTCTTCTTCTAGCAGACAAGGCATCCCGTCAGATGGATGCCTTTCCAAGGGAAGACTTCCCACCTGCAGAAGAGCTTCTAAAGGGTTTAGGCTTACTACCTGGTCTAACTGTTAGGTGGCCTAATGACCCAGCGCGTCCTGCGGGTGGGTTGGCACTCTCTCCCAGTGATTATGGGTCAACTAATAGAGTAGAACTTTTTGCAGAAATTATAAGGAAAGTTACACAGCAACCTACTACGCCTACTAGTGGTAAGGATTTTGGGCCTACTAAGATCTTAGAAGAGCTGGCCTCTAATCTTAGATCTCAAGGGGCAGACCCTACATTTAGACGAGAGTTCTTAGAACAGAACGATATAAAGCAATTCTTCC